AAGTGAATTAGGGGATGAATATGATAATTTTATAATGTATTGGACAGAACCAAATAAAAATGGTAAATTACGTTATGAATTAGAAAAGTTTTTTGATATTAAACGCCGAGTTAATACCTGGCTACAAAATAAAAATAAATATGGAAATTCAAAAGATACTGACGCAACCGCTGCAAGTCGCAAACGAATGGACGACCTTGCAAAGTGGATTAATCGCTAAAGAAGATTTGCCAATTATAGAAGCCTTTAAAGGTGATAAGTTAAATCTGATTAGTCCTGTAACGCTTCGGGAAAATTTAGCCTATATTTTTACTTTAATCGGATTAACGCGATTACCTGATAAAATTGAATTAGAAGTAATTGAAGATTTTATACGATCAACTTATCCTTTTTTTACAATACAAGAAATGCGCATAGCTTTTAAGATGGCAGTTCAAGGTAAATTTGATTGCAATATTGAGCATTACGAAAAATTTAGCCCTAAGTATATATCAGGAATAATGAATGCATACAAATCAAAAGCTAATCAAGTGCGTAAAAATATCCCGCCACCACCAGAGCAACCTGTAAAACAATTAACAGAACAGGAAATAGTTGATTTTACAAAACAAGATTGGTTAAATGGCAAGCGTCAAGATTTTAATAGGGTATTTAATGCTGATAAGGTTTTTAAGATTCTTTTAAAACAAGGGAAGTTATCATTTACACAGGATCAGATATTAGAAACAATAAGAGTAGTTAGAGAAGATAACTTATACAGGCTAAATAAAATGCATCCTTTAGACGCAAAAAAGTTTAGCCAGGAAATAAGAAAAGAGGATTTTATTGAATTACAATGTAAAAAATTAGCACTTGTCAAATACTTTGAGGGTTTTCCAGGTTAAATATACTTATTGTGGTAGCCTTAAATATTGTTATACAATTAATTTTTTTGATTGCTATCCTACAAGACAGGATGCTATTAATAATACAAATAGGCTTAAATTTAAAAAACAATTTTACGAATTACTATGGACATATCGGCAAACGACCTAACAAAATGGGCTAAAAAAAACCTTGAATATGCGGGATTCAGGTTAAATAGAGTAAATAATATTCCATACGGAAAGCGTAAAGGAACGATACAAAAGGGATGGGCTGATCTGCAAGGTTATAGCGATAAAGGTATTTATGCAGCTATTGAAGTTAAAAAAATAGGGGATAAATTAAGCCTGGAACAAAGGGAACGATTAAAAGATATTTACGAATGTGGTGGAATAGTTTATATTTGTACTGAAATAGAAAGCAAACCCGCATTAGTTGAATGGTCAAAAATGAAATTTTAGCGCAGTATTGGACTTCAAAAGAAGTTAACGACGCATTTGACAAGATGCATCCAGAGGAATTGCGCTATGATTTAAAGGCAGAAGTTTTTTTAGTTCTTTGCGAAATGGAAAATGATAAGTTAGTAGGTATGTTTGAAAGGAATGAGTTAAAATTTTATATAGTTAGGATTATGCTCAATATGATTAAAAGCGACCGAAGTACTTTCTATAAGAATTACAGAAATTACACGGAGTTTGTGGATCAGGATTTTGTTTCAGATGAATACGATAAAAGTATGTTTGAAAAGTTAGAAGCAAATATGGAAGGCTTACATTGGTATAACAAAGAAATTTTAAAATTGTATGCTATTGACTTTAAAAAAAACGCTAAAGAATTAAGCCGTAAAACAGGCATACCATATATGTCAATCATACGGACGATAAATAAAACCAAAAAACAAATGAAAACAAATATTAGAAAATGATTTTATCAATTATAACTGCTATCTGTGCATCATTATTTTTTATTGAGATTCATAACCTACAACATAAATGGCGAATTAATTTCAAGCCCTTTAATTGTGGAAGTTGCTTGGCTGCATGGCTTGCGCCAATACACTATTTCCTGCCTGAATTAATCCAGAATATTACAAGTACAATGTTTATAGCAGGATTCTTAGCCCCAATAATAACAAAATTAATGTGGTCTTTATGGAAATAAAACAAGAGCATAGGGAATGGCTTATAGCTAACATAAACAATTATGAATGTGCTAAAAACGGATACATAAGAAATCTTGAATTAGATGACTTAAAAATGTACGAACATATTTACAGAACGTATTTAGATCCTAATTTTATCGTATCAGTATGGTGCGGAGCTTGTAAGTTTGAAATGGTTATGCGATTATATCAATGGTTTGAAAAACAATAATATGGCAAATTTTATACATCCAACGGCAATTATAGGCGATAACGTTATCTTAGGCGATAACAATTATATTGGGGCTTATTGTATTATAGGCGATCCCGCAGAACACAAAAAGTATTGGCTGCAACCAAAAGGCAAAGTAATTATTGGAAATGGAAATATGATTACAGGCTTAGTTACTATTGACGCAGGAACAGAAGATATTACAACGATTGGAAACAATTGCTTTATAATGAAGCACGCGCATATCGGACACGATTGCCATATTTGGGATAATGTTACGATAAGCTGCGGAGCAAAGATTGGCGGACATTCTGTTATTAAAGAATATTCAAACATTGGATTAAACGCAGTATTGCATCAATTTACAATTATTGAACAGGGTTGTATGGTTGGCGCAAGTGCTTTTTTTAAAGGAATATCACAAGAATTTAGTAAATACGCAGGCGTGCCTGCAAAATATCTTTCACCAAATATAATAAAAAAATGAACGAATTTGACAAGTGGCGCGAACGCTACGACACAATGACAACTGATGAGCAAATAGCTTATCATAATGAATTAGAAGCACGTTATCCAGAACAGAATCATTACAACTATGATAATGTAAAAGAAGCGTTATTACTATGCACTAAACCAATAGTATTGGAGTTCGGCATCTGGAAAGGCGATTTAGCCAAACAAGCAATGCAAGACTTTAATATATCAGCCTGGTATGGTATAGAAATTTGCGAAGCTGCAATTCGTTCAACTAAATGCAAAGAAGTTAATTATATTTTGCCTACAAAATTTGATTGGTTTAAAGATAAAAGAACAATAGAAGCAGATCTTATTATAGCTACTCATTTTATTGAACATCTAAGCAATGACCATTTTGAAGATTTAGCTAAATATTGCAAAGGAGTTAAATGTATTCATTTTGAATCCCCATTAACAAACGTAGGGAATGATTGGGATGGATATGTTGGTACACACAAATTAACAATAGGATGGAATAAGATAAATGAAATAATGCAAGTAAACGGATATAGTTTAATTATTGATAAACCAGAAAGCAAAACATATATATTAAAATGAATGTAGCCGTAATTTTATTAACCTTAAATAGAAACGATTTAACAAAGCGCGTGATTGATCAGAATTTTTTTAATTCTGGATATGATGCCGATTGTTTTTTAGTAGATAATGGTAGTAATCAAGTTCCTTATGATTTATTTAATTGGACAAATTGCAATGTAGGATATAAAAGAGGAATAGGCGCGGGAGTTAATGCAGGGCTTAAAATGACAAGGGGATATGATGGCGTATGCTTATTAGCAAATGATATATTGCTTCCACAGAATTGGTTGTCAAATTGGGTTATGTTTGCGCAACGTGTGTCAAAAACAGGCATTATTGGAATACATTGCGTTGAGGAATTGCCACCATTAGTTGATGGGATTCATAAAACCCACGTTCCTTTTGGCAATAATTTTATAACAAGGGAACTGATTGACACAATCGGAGGTTATAATACTGAATATGATCCGTATGGAATGCAGGACAGGGATTATGCAGAAAGGGCTGTAATTGCGGGATTTACTAATTATTATATTCCTGATTTAAGAAGCGAACATATCGGACACGACGTTGGGAATGGAACAGATTACAGGGCTATGAAGGATGCAAGCCTACAAAAGGCGCAGGCTATTTGGGAAAAATACCAACCTATATATCATACAGAAAAAAAAATTAGATGCGAATTTTAGCAATAACGAGTAAGCAAAGCGGAGTAGGGTATCATAGAATAATGATGCCATTGGTTAATATGAAAAAAAATTATTGCTTGATTACGGATACGTTAAGCGAGGAAACATTTGAGGGTAAGTTTGATATTGTGGTTATGAATAGGATGCTTGCTAATATAAAGCCAGAGCAAATGATTGAATGGCGCAAAAAGTATGGCTTTAAATTGGTAGTTGATAATGACGATTATTGGCATCTTGAACCTTCACATATACTTTATCAGATTTATATTTTAAAAAAGATACCAGAGCAGATTATAAATTGGATACAGATAGCAGACCTTTGTACTTGTACGCACGAACGATTAGCAGAGGAAATATACAAGCATAATACAAACATAGAAATATTGCCAAATGCCATTCCATACGGCGAGGAGCAATTTATTTTAGATAAAAAGCCTTCTAATCTTGTGAGGCTATTTTGGTCAGGATCAGGAACGCACGGAAGGGATTTGGAAATACTACGGAATCCAATGAAACGCATAAACTTTCCTGTAAGAACAATCATAGCAGGGTATAATGAAGGGGAAAAACATATTTGGGATAATATGATTTGCGCCTTTACAAATGGTTTAAAGCTAAAGCCTACAATCTATAACTACAATCCTGTTACGGAATATATGGCGGCTTATTGTGATTCAGACATAAGCCTTATCCCTTTGGTGGATTCAAAGTTTAATTCAATGAAGTCCAATTTAAAAGTATTAGAAACGGCATCAAAGAAAAACCCTGCTATCGTAAGCAACGTACATCCTTACAAGGGCTTTTATCCCGCGTGCCACGTCAATAGCCAAAAGGATTGGTATTATTGGATTAAACTATTAACCCACGATCAGGCAGCAAGAAAGCAGTACGGCAATGACCTTTATGAGTATTGCAATAAGAACTACAACTTACACGAAGTAAATAAGCAGAGGTTTGCTATTTATAGTAAATTGATAGGAAATGCTTAGTTATACACAATTAGATAAAAATGGGATACTAAGATCATTTGCTGAATTTGAATGTATTGATTGTCAATGTATTACTATTCAAAGATTAGATGAAGTAAAAAGAAGGGGACAGTATTGTAAGACTTGTAAATTATTGCAAAATAGTATAAAAGAATTTGAGGAAAAGGATCTTGAAATTATTTGTGCAAGGATATTAAAGTCAAAACTTAATAGAAGATATAATAAAAGAGGTTTAAAATGCACATTATCAGGAATAGAAATATTAAATTTAGTTAAATCTAAATGTCATTATTGCGGCGATAAAAATTCAAATCACTATAAATATAGACAACCAAATTTTGAGTATGATTTTTATTATAATGGAATAGATAGGATTGATAGTTCGCTTGGATATATTCAAGGCAATGTAGTTACCTGTTGCAAAACTTGTAATGTTGCTAAAATGGATATGAATTATTATGATTTTATAAATCATATTGTTAAAATATATAAAAATTTAAGAAATGCCCGTAACTAAATGTTCATCAAACGGAAAATATAGAATTGGATCAGGTGCTTGTATATACGATACAGAGGAAAAGGCGCAAAGCGTATGGGCTGCAATTCGTGTATCAATGGTTGATAGTTACAAAGATTATCCACAAGCCGCAAGAGTAAACGCGCAAAGAGCAATAAATATAAGGGATCAATACGATCGTAAATGTGGAACGTCTGTTGGTTGGGCGCGTGCTAATCAATTAGCTAAAGGCGAAAATATTACAAGGGATACAATAGCAAGAATGGCAAGTTTTGAAAGGCACAGGGAAAATAGCAAGGGCGATCCTAAAAATGATTGCGGTGCGCTTATGTGGTTAGCTTGGGGCGGCGACGAGGGCGTTGCTTGGGCGCAAAGGAAACTTGAACAAATTGATAATGAAAAAGCACGTTAAAATATACCTTGATTATTTCGGTTACGGAATAGAGGACTTTATACCTTGTGAGGCTTGCGGATCTAAAGCAGTTGACATTCATCACATAGACGCAAGGGGAATGGGCGGATCTAAAAAGGGAGACACGATTGAAAACTTACAGGCATTATGTAGGCAATGCCACGTTGTAATGGGGGATACAAAGACGCACTATGATTATTTAAAAGACATACACAATAAAAAAATAGATGGCAAAGGTTAAAAGTGATTCAAAAAAGGTTAATTTTGGCAAAAGAAAACGCGGACACGCTAAAAAATCCTATAATAAACATAGCCAAAGACCAAAAGCATACAGAGGTCAGGGCAGGTAAATAAAAAACCTATGATAAAAAAAGTAAAGATTACGGAAGTAATTGCTAACCCTAACAATCCCCGTTTAATTAAAGATGACAAGTTTAAAAAATTAGTAAAGTCAATACAAGACTTTCCTGATATGTTAAACGTCCGCCCTATTGTAGTCAATAAGGATATGGTTGTACTTGGCGGAAATATGCGCTTAAAGGCAATTAAGGAAGCAGGGCATACAGAGGTCGCAGTTGAAATAGTTGATTGGAACGAGCAGCAGCAAAAAGAATTTATTGTAAAAGATAATGTAGGATATGGCGAATGGGATTGGGATGATTTAGCAAACAATTGGGATGCAGAGGAATTAACAGAATGGGGTCTTGATATTCCAGACTTTGCAATAAAAAACGCAGATGCATCCGAAGATGACTTTGATGTGCCTGTAGGTGGTAGCGAAACCGATATTGTTTTAGGCGATATCTTTGAAATAGGACAACATAAACTTTTATGCGGCTCATCTACCGAAACTGACAATTGGGGTAAAATATTCGGCTCGGAGTACGCAGATATGGTAGTAACTGACCCCCCATACAACGTAGCTTACACAGGAAAGACAAAAGATGCCCTAACTATACAAAATGATAGTATGAAGGATGGCGACTTTTACCAATTCTTGTATGATTTTTACACGGCTCTTGGTTCATATACAAAAGCTGGGGGTTCTTGGTATGTTTGGCACGCTGATAGTGAAGGAGCAAACTTTAGAAAAGCAATGGCAGATTCTGGAATAATGGTAAAGCAATGCTTAATATGGGTTAAAAATTCTATGGTTATGGGAAGGCAAGATTATCAATGGAAGCACGAACCTTGTCTTTACGGATGGAAAGAAGGGGCATCGCATAGCTGGTATTCTGATAGGAAACAAACAACAATATTAGAATTTCAAAGACCAAGCAGAAATGCAGAGCATCCTACAATGAAACCTGTAGAACTAATCGCTTATCAAATAACAAATAGTTCTAAAACAGGAGACTTAGTAGCAGATGGATTTTTAGGAAGTGGAACTACAATGGTAGCAGCACATCAATTAGGTCGCAAATGTTATGGAACAGAACTTGATCCTAAATACTGTCAAGTGATTATAGATAGGATGCAAAAACTTGATCCGACTTTAGAAATAAAGAAAAACGGACAAGCGTATATAAAAACAGAACAATAACAGAATGAGCAAAGAACATTTAATACCATTTAAGCCAGGCGAATCAGGTAACCCAAACGGACGCCCGCGTAAATACGTTAGCCTACTTAAAGAACAAGGTTATAAGCTAAGCGAAATAAACGACACGATCCAGGTGATGATGTCAATGGATATGGAGGAGCTAAAAAAGGTTTGGGATAATCCAAAGGCTACGATATTAGAAAAGACTATTGCCGCAGCTATGCGTAAGTCTTTAGAAAAGGGTAGCCTATATTCTTTAGATACTTTGCTAACCCGAGTATATGGCAAGCCAAAGGAACAAATGGATATTCAGCAAGATACGAGGATTGAGGTTGTATTTGTTGAAGGCAAAACTATTTTATAGTGCGCATAGAATTACCAAATCCGCATATAAACCAAAAGAAGATATTAGAATGCGACAAGCGTTTTATTGTTGTTATGTGCGGAAGGCGTTTCGGTAAATCAGAACTATCACAGATACTTGCAATTAGCGAAGCAATCAAAGGCGGTCAAGTTGCATACATAACCCCAACGTATAAATTGGCTAAGGCATTTTTTGAAAGGCTTACGGCAGCACTTCCATTTAAAAATAATATCAGCAATTTAAAGATATATTGCCCTAATAACGGATCAATTGAATTTTATACAGGGGAACGATTAGACAATTTAAGAGGTCGCAAATTTAATTTAGTTATCATAGATGAGGCGGCATTTATCCCTGACTTAGAATCAGGATGGCAGAATAGCATACGCCCAACGCTTACCGATTATCAAGGTAAGGCGGTATTCCTATCAACGCCCAGAGGCAAGAACTTCTTTTACTCAATGTTTATGAAACAGGGCGAGAATGATTGGCAGTCTTTTAAATTCAGCACCTATGATAATCCATATATCAATACAAGGGAAATAGACGAGGCACGATTGCAATTGCCAGAGGTTGTATTTGAGCAGGAATACCTTGCAAACCCTTCCGAGAATAGCGCCAACCCTTTTGGCAATGGCTTTATTCAAAGATGTATTAAACCAATATCAGCGCAGCAAATCGTGGCTTATGGGATTGATCTTGCTAAGTCTGTTGACTTTACTGTTATCATAGGGCTTGATAATGGGGGTAACGTGGCTTATTTTGACCGCTTTCAAATGGATTGGCATAATACTAAGGCAAACATTAAAAGGCTTCCTATTGCGCCTATATTAGCAGATAGCACGGGCGTTGGCGATCCTATCCTTGAAGATTTAATTAGGGAAGGGGTAAACATAGAAGGCTTAAAGTTTACAAGTCAATCAAAGCAACAATTAATGGAGGGCTTGGCACAGGCAATTCAACAGAATAAAATAGGCTATCCGCAAGGGGTTATCGTTGATGAATTGGATATATTTGAATATCAGTTTACGGCTAATGGCGTAAGGTATTCTGCGCCTTCGGGATTCCACGACGATTGCGTTATGGCATTGGCTTTAGCCTGGCAGAACTTTAACTATAAAAGGGGATCAGGGCGTTACGCCTTTGCTTAATTACCGCTTATCCTTTATATTTACCGCTTATAATATTTTTAAATAAATATTTATAAGATGTATAAAATATGTATAAAAGGTGTATATTTGTATAACAAAACCAAAAAACTATGAAAAAAGCATTTAAAATTTACAAGCAAGGAACTACACAAGATTGGGTTACAATCTTAATACCAAATCAAGTATTTACTAAAGAATTATTGCAATTTAAAATTGACAAGTATTTATCTTTAGGTTACCAAATTGAAATGATATAATGAAAGTATTAATAGCTTGTGAGGAATCCCAAGCAGTAACAAAAGCCTTTAGGCAATTAGGTCACGAGGCTTATTCGTGCGACATACTGCCTTGTAGTGGCGGGCATAAAGAATGGCATTTGCAAGGGGATGTATTTAATTATACAAATCAAGATTGGGATTTGATGATAGCGCACCCGCCTTGTACTTATCTTTCAGTAAGCGGGGCAAGGCATTTATATAACAAAGATAAAACGCCAAATATTGAAAGGTATAAAAACCAAGCAGAGGCTTTAAATTTTGTACAAAGATTAATGGATCTTGATATTCCAAGAATTGCAATAGAAAACCCTATAAGCGTTATAAGCAGCCATATAAGAAAGCCCGATCAAATAATACAACCTTATTGGTTTGGGGATTCTGCAAGTAAATCAACTTGTTTATGGCTTAAAAACTTACCTAAATTGATTCCTACAAATATGGTAGATAAGGGGGAATTTAAAGATTGGATTGATAAAAAATCGGGCAAAGTTAAAAGACAAGCACTATGGTATTATGAGGCTTTACAACAAGCAAAGACCGCTGATGAACGCAGAACATTAAGAAGCAAAACTTTTAAAGGAATAGCCGAAGCAATGGCTACTCAATGGACTAATTTATAAACCAAAAACAAACCAATATGAACAAATTAAAAACCTTACAGGAAAAAAGAAACGAGCAATACAAAGCGGAAAGCCTAAGTGGTAAATGGTTCTGGTATATTATGGGCGCTGCTTTATTATTAACGGCTTTAATAGAAAATTTATAATATGTCTTATTCAACTTGCTGCGGTGCGCACACTAATTTTGATGAAATAGATATTTGCCCAGATTGCTTAGAACATTGCGATTGGGAAGATGAGGACGAGGAGGAAGATACAGACGCTAAAATTGAACAAGAGAAACTAAACAAATTATAAACGCACGCCGCCTGAAGAATTTTTTAATATTAAAAAAACAAAGGTAGTAATTTGGGTAACTTTGGGCGGCATTTTTAAATCTATTTTATGACAAAGAACAATTATTTAATGGGGCAAGAATATATGCTTCGTCTTGAAAATGAGCTACTTATAGAAAGGATTGCAAAGATTGAAAAGGAATTAGGATTAAAAGAAAAGGAAATAAAAGAGTTAAGGATTCAATTAAAAATGATTAATTTAGCAATAGCAGACGTTTCTTAAAACCTATAATATGAAACAATTTTTATTATCAATATTAGCTTCTTTTATCACATATAATATTGGATATTATTTCGGTATGAAAAAAGGAGCAGAAATAGCAAAAAAAGTTTATAGAAAAATATTTTTAAAATAAACCTATAATATGATAACTAACTTTGAGGAAATCACAAAGGAATTAACAGAGGACGAAAAGAAACTTGTCCCTATAATAATAAAAGGCTTAAACACTAAGACCAAAGATAATCCTATCAAGGGTGCGGATATTGTAAATGCAATAAACGAAAATAGGGACAGGTACGGCATCAAGCTATTTAGCGAACCAAGATTAAGGAAGATAATTAACTTTATTAGATCCGAAGGGATACTTCCTGTAATGGGTACGTCAAACGGATATTATATAACAAGGGATCGATCTGAATTAGAAAGTCAAATTGAAAGCCTAACACAAAGAGCAGAGGCAATAATGTCAAGTGCTAACGGATTAAAAAAATTTTTATGAAAACTATAATGCAAGAACTTGTTGATATTATGAATCAAGATCAAGTATCATTTACTGAATGGTTCCAAGATAATTATCAAATTTTAATTGAAAAAGAAAAAGAGCAGATAATAGAGGCATATGAAGATGGTAAACAAAATGGGATGGATAGTATTACAAATATTCATATGTATATTATTGGAGAAAAATACTATAACCAAACCTACAACCAAGACAGGGAATTACCTAAAGATGTAAAAGATATGCTTAATAACTTATGAAACAATTAACCGAACTTAGAGATTGGGTAGATCAGCAATGCAAGACAGGGCAACCCTTTACTTGCGCAGACGTATTAAATAAAATTGATGAAATGTTAGAATCAGATGATGATATTCAGGAACTTTTAGTAACTTCGGCTTATGAAATGGAATAACATTAGCGTTTGGCAATATCAGAATATTATAAAAACCCTTGCAAATAAGCAAGACGACGAAATAGAAAAGTCATTTAAACTTATCGGCATTGTTTATAATATGACTGAAAACCAAGTAGATAGCTTAACCCAAGCGGAATACAAGGCAAAGCTAAAGGAATGCGATTTTCTAAATAGTTTGCCAGAAGGTAAACCTGTAAAGATCATAAAAGTAAACGGCAAAAGATACCGATTGATTTATGATGTTACAAGGATGCCATTCGGAAGGTATGTAGAAAGCAAAGCATTTGTGGGGGATATATACGGCAATCTGCATAAGTTAGGTGCTACAATGGTTATGCCACAGAAAAGAAATTGGCTTGGCTTATGGGTTGATGATAAGTACAACGCAGCAAAGCACGAAGATTATGCAGATGATATTTTACAAGCTAATTTTCAAGACGTTTATTTTTCGTTGGTTTTTTTTTATCAAGTATACAGAAATTGGATAGAAGTTACAAGGGATTATTTGGTGACCAAAATGAGGATGACGGGGCAGACGAAAGCCCAATGCAGCCAAGTGGTAACAGATTTATGCAGTATTTTGGATGGCATTATTCAGCCAAACTTATTGCCGACCACGAAAATATCAGAGTTGAGGAAGTTTATGACAGATTAACAATAGAGGCTTTAAATACATTGTCTTATCTAAAAGCAAAGGCGGATTACGATCGGGAGTTACATAGGAGTTTATAGATTTGTGGTTTACCCCTGCCTATATGGTGGGGGTTTTTTGTGCGGTATATTTAAGCCGTTTATCTATTTAAAGATATGAGTATTAGTCAAGCACAGGCAAAGGCAATAGCAGATGGCTTTTTAAACACATTAGGGGAACAAAAAACTGTTACTCCTGATATGCCTGTAATTGAAGCATTGCTTCTAAAATACGGCGCAGAATTTCAACAAGAGGCTATTGATAATTTGAATGCAAACAAATCAATCGCATCTGGTAATATAGCGGATATTAGATTTCAGGTTACTAAATTTGGCACTACTTATACTTTGTCAATGGGTTACCCTAAAAGTGAGCCTGCTTCTAAATATTGGGATTTTGTCAATCAAGGGGTAAAAGGAACTAAAAACATAAAGGCAGACGGTAAAACGCCATACGCTTTTAAAAGCAATAAAAAGTCAATACCTGTATCAGTTGTAGAGGGATGGCTTAAATACAATAAACTTAAAACAGTTGCGGTAAAAAAATATAGCAAACTTGGAGTAGAATTAAAAGCAATTGATAGCAAAAAGAGTATAGCGGCGGCAGTAGCAAAGTCAATACATAGGAAAGGTTTAAGATCAACCAGGTATTTTGATAAAGCAAGGGATAGCGTATTTGGATCTGCTTTTCAAAAGATTATGAATGCAGCATTAGGATTTGACGTTGAAATAAAAATTACACAAATAGCAAACGATTTAAAAGATGGCAATAACAATAGAAAGTAGTCCTGCAACTTATAGCAGTATGCATGATGACCTTTGGTTTGTAGCGAGTTCTACAAATGTAGGCGAAACTTCCTTTAAGTTTATTTATGATATATTCATAGATGGCGCACAAGTAAGCAGAACAAAGATATACCCAGCACCAAGCGCAGAAGGTAGCTATGGAATTTACAATTCAAGCCCTGTGGTTAGGGCTTATGTTCAAAACTACTTTGAGCCTTCGGGTAATTCAATCCTTGTGGCTACAAATGATAAGATTAAAGTTGATTATCAATACAGGGTAGGCGAGGAATACGTTGATGCTTCGGGATCAATTAGTAATTATAATTTAGCATCTGGTAATTTAAGTGCTTATAACTACTATCCGCCTTTATTTGCGGACATTCTATTTGTTAATAATAACACGCCTTTAGTTTTATCTGATTACTACGATAATTTACTTTTAGAAAATTATACAGATGATTGGCTTACAGAAAGGGATACAGATAACATTGTCTTAGAATACGGCGACAACTTTTATGCAACCTATCTGAAAATAACTGCGGGATCTTACAATGCCTTTATAGATGTAATTAACGAAAGCGGTGCGGTTATTGATACGGCAAGCGGAAGCGTAACGCTAACAGGACAGATGAATTTATTTAACCTACAAGCAGGGCATATTAATACTTTTGCAGGTAGAACATTAATAACAGAGAATACTTACGGCTACAATGTTTATTTAAAATTAGGTGTGGCGGAATCGCGTAAACTTAAATTCGTACAAAAGTGCTATCCTAAGTTTAAGCAATACAATTTACACTTCCTTAATAGATTGGGCGGTTGGGATACTATGAAATTTGCATTGGTCAATAAAAGGTCAAGCGAATTTAAAAGGGCTTCATATAGGCGCAATGATTGGCAATTGGTAGGCAATCAAATGAAAAATAATGATCCTTACAATAGATTCAATGAAACTACTTTAAACTATGCCATTCAGCATACAGATAAATACAAGCTGATAAGCGATTGGGTTAGCCAACAGGATTACGAATGGCTTGCGCAATTAGTAGCAAGTACTATTTGTTATATGGAGGTGCAAGGTGCATATTTCCCTGTAACAATAGCAGATACGAACTACGAGTATAAATTAGAAGTAAGCGATAGGCTCTTTAATTTTGAAATAGGAATCGAAGTTGGTAAATATACAAATAGTCAATTTAGATAATGATTAGTACAGAAATATACATAGAAGATTATAGACTTGATTTAGTACAAGATATAAGTACCGAGTTTACTTATACGATTGATGATATTACTGACTTCGGTAGTAAAAACACAAATTATAGTAAAACAATATCCATAACGGGTACGGCTACAAACAATAAAATATTTGGCTTCATATTTGATTTAGCAAATGCAAATGATACGGATAATAATTTACCGAATGTTAACTATAATTTTAATGCTTCAAAGCAAGCTAATTGTAAAATATTTATTGATAAAATCCAAATATTTAAAGGAACTTTAAGAATATTAGAAATTGTAATTGATGATAAAACGATTGAATATCAATGCTCTGTATTTGGTGAGTTAGGAGGATTTATAACTGCGTTAGGAAATAAAAGATTAACAGACTTGGATTTTAGCGCATATAATCACGTTTATAATTCAACTAATATAAAAGCAAGTTGGGATAATATAGCAGGGTCAGGATACTTTTACCCACTGATTGATTACGGGAATGTAAGCACTGATAAAATAAATTTTGAAGTTGAAGCATTTAGACCTGCTTTATATGTATCTGAATATATACAAAAGATATTTGAAGGCACGGATTATACTTATACATTAGATTTATTAGCAGGTGATCAGGAGCTATTTAATAGGCTTATAATCCCGCAGAATCAAAAGAGTTTTACCAAAACAACAAGTGATTTCCCTGTTGCTACAAGGACAACAAGTTTCGAGGTTTTAGGTACGGCTTTATATCCATTTACAACAGTTACAGGATCTGGATTAGTGCCAAGTTCAGGCAATAGAGTTTTCACTTATACAGGAAGTACAACTATTAATTTAAAAATAAACTATGCATTTTCAGGGGATTCAACTGATGGTATTTTCTTTATTTTAAAAAATGGAGTAAGTGTTTATTCAGAATTTTTTAGCGGAAGTTTTGGCGTATCGGGTGAGTTTACAATATCTATGAATGCTAATGATGCAATTAGTTTTAGATTTACTAATGCAGCATCAGATAAAACCGATCCGCCTGTTACAATAACAGAAGGGGAAGTATCTTTTTTTTCTGATTCTATTGTGCCTGTTCTTGTAAATTATGGTGATAATATAATTATTGCAGACTCAATTCCTAAAGGTATTTATCAAAGGGACTTTTTCTTAAGCATTACTAAAATGTTTAACCTATATGTATATGAAGATACTTGGGATGAAAAAAAGATAATGATAAAACCATATATTAATTTTTACCCAGAAACAAGTGCAACGGCTTTAGATTGGTCCAATAAGATAGATAGGGCTAAGCCTTTGAGTATCAAGCCAATGAGTGAATTAAATGCAAGATATTTTCATTATAAATTTAAACAGGACAATGATTTTTACAATGAGAATTATTTTAAAAAATACAATGAAAGCTACGGGGATAGGATTTTTGATACTGAATTTGATTTTAGTAAAGAAACTGACACGCTTGGTGTAATATTTGCTCCGAGTGTATTATACCAAAAGACAGGCACAGATAAAATTTACCCTGCCATTTATAAGGTATCTGATAATAACACAAAAGAAAATTCAATGGATAGTGTTATTAGAATAATGCAAGCTAAAAAAATTACAGGCAGAACAAGTTGGAATTTATTAAACAATGCATCATTGATTGAATCGTTAACTACTTATGGTTATGGAGGACATTTAAACGATCCATTTATACCTACAAATGATATTAACTTTGGTGCTGCAAATGAAATACAATTTAATGGCTCATTGCCATCAACAAATATATTTAATGCCTATCATAGTGAATATATTGCGGAAATAACAAGTAAAGATTCAAAGCTATTAACTTGTTCGGCTTTATTGGATACGATTGACATAATGAACTTAGACTTTAGTAAGTTTTATTGGATTGACGGGGTATTATTTAGGCTGAATAAAGTAGACGGGTTTAACCCAATGGAATACAAGACAACAAAAATTAGTTTATTAAAGGTTATTGAAACAAAATATTTTTTATAATGGCACAGAATTTAGATTTAAACATAAATGTCAATACGGATCAGGCAGCTAAATCGGTCGGATCACTTAAAACTCAATTAAAGCAAGCACAGGCGGAAGTAACGGCATTATCAGATAAATTCGGTGCTACGTCTAAGGAAGCTATTGAGGCAGCAAAAAGGGCGGCAGAATTAAGGGATAGGATCGGGGATGCAAAAGCATTAACAGAAGCATTTAATCCAGATGCAAAATTTAAAGCATTAACGGCATCCTTATCTGGCGTTGCGGGTGGATTTGCGGCAGTACAAGGGGCAATGTCGTTATTCGGTACTGAATCGGAGGATGTTCAAAAAACTTTATTGAAAGTTCAATCTGCAATGGCTTTGTCGCAAGGTTTACAAGCAGTTGGGGAAAGCATTGATTCATTTAAACAATTAGGTGCAGTTATTAGAACACAAGTAGTTGCTGCATTTAGTACTTTAAGAGGCGCAATTATAGCAACAGGATATGGTGCATTAGTAGTTGGGATAGGTTTACTTATAGCAAACTTTGAAAAGGTAAAAGAAACTTTAAGTAATTTATTTCCAGGCTTGATTGAGTTTGGCAATCAAATTAAAAATATTGTTCAAGGAATTACTGATTTTGTTGGTATAACAAGTGAAGCAGCAAGGGCGCAAGATGATTTAAATTTAGCTTTAGAAACTTCAAATAAAGCAATAGATAATCAGATTAAAATTTTAGAAGCGCAAGGAGGCAAAGAGGAGGAAATATATAAGCAAAAAAGAGATAGGATTAACAATCAAATTCAGTTAATCAAAGGTACAACGCAAGAGGAATTACAAGCCAGAGCTGATTTGAATACAGAGTTGCAAGTATTAGAAATAAACGAAGCAAATAGAATTAAGAAAGCAAATGAAACTGCTGCTAAAGAAAGAGCAGATCGTATTAAAAAAGAGGAAGCAGAGGAAAAGGCAAGACTTGAAAAAGCCGAAGCAGATGCAAGGGCTTATGAGGAGTTTGATACTCAACTTCAACAAAGATTAATGCAGCTTGATGAGGAAAGGGCTGCGAAAAAAAGAGAATTAGATTTTCAGGAAATACAAAATTTAATAACTGATTTAGATTATAAAAATGATTTATTAGATATTGATTTTGAGGAAGATCAACAAAGATTAGCTAATAAGGAAGCATATATTGCAGAACAAAAAGCAATAGAATTATCAAATTTAAACCTTACTGAAAAAGAAAGGATAGAAATTATTGCTAAATATGCAAAGCAAGAACAAGAAATTGATAAGGCAATAACTGATAGTAAAAAAGCAGAAAGGGAAGCACAAACTGCAATGGAATTGCAATATCTTGGATTTGCAGAACAAGCAGGTAATTTATTAATGCAGATAGCAGGTAAAAATAAATCAGTTGCAATAGCGGGATTATTAATTGAAAAAGGCGCAGCCATTGCTAAGATTATTACACAGATGAACACTGTTCCTGCAATATTACCTCCAGGCATTCCTAACCCTGCTTTTATTCCTTCAAGAATAGGTGGTGCTTTATCTATTGCTTCTGTAATTGCTGCTTCTGCACAAGGTATTCAGCAAATTAATCAAGCGGGTAGTGGTGGATCAGGCACAAGTTCTGTTCCTGCAATATCAACGCAAGCACCAATGGTTCCACAATTACCAACGCCACAAACTACAAACATTAGCAGGGAATCAATTAATGATTTAGGCAATCAAGCAGTAAGGGCTTACGTTATTGAAACAGATGTAACAGGCAATCAGCAAAGAATGGCAGCCATAAGACAAAGGGCAAGATTTAGTTAAACGATAAATATTCACAAATAAACTATTTAAAGATATGAATACAGAGATACCTATTTATATGTTGGACATTACGGATAGCATAGATGATGATTCACAAGTTGATTTCATTGCATTAGTTGATCGTCCTGCAATACAAAAGAATTGGAACGCTTTCAATAAAACCCAAAAATTTGAGGTAACAAATGAAGATCGCCGTATTATTTCGGGTGCTATTATGTTGGCTGATACGCCTATTTTTAGGTCTGATGCTACTTATGGCGATTACTATGTGGCTTTTAGTGCGGACACTATTCTTAAGATTGTTCAAAAGTTTTTTAAAAAAGGATTCCAGAGCAATGTAAATTTAATGCACGATTCTAAGCAACAATTTGAAGGCGTTACATTATTTGAAAGTTTTATATCTGATCCTTCGCGTGGCATTATGCCAATGAAAGGATTTGAAGATGCGCCTGTTGGCAGTTGGTTTGGATCTATGATCGTGGATAATGACGAGGCTTGGGAAAAGGTTAAAAGCGGACAAATAATGGGATTCAGCGTAGAGGGGTTATTTACCTACAAACCGAAGGAAGTAAACAAGGTTGCGTCTATGGTTGATGCAATCAAAAAAATATTATCACAAGTTAAGTGATAAACTATTTATTTTTTAACTATATAATAAAAAAAGTATGAACGCACAGGAAGCAATTTTAAAAATTAAGGCTTTGTTTGAGGACAACGCTGCGCCTGTTAAGGAAAATGAAGTTATTGAACCTAAAGTTGAGGAAACTAAGGTTGAGATGGCAGAATATTCATTAATGGACGGAACTAAGGTTGAGATTTCAGCTTTAGAGATTGGCGGTTTAGTAACTATTGAAGGTCAACCTGCACCAGCAGGGGATCACGAATTAATGGACGGAAGCGAAATTACCTTAGATGAGAACGGCAAAATTACCGCTATTGAAACTAAAGTAGTTGAAGCAAGTCCAGAAGTTGATACAGAAGTTGAAGCGGGAGCAGATTACAAAGATAAAAAGATTCAAGAAATGGCTGATCAATTTGAAGCAAAGATTGCTGAATTAATTGAAGCTAAGAATGTATCTGACGCAAAAGTTTTGGATTTAGAAAATAAGGTTAAGCAAGGATTTGCACAAGTAGCTGAATTAATTGAAGCACTTTCAAATACGCCAAGCGAAGATCCTATTAAAAAACCAAATAGCTTTAATGAGTTTGTAAATACAAAGGGCATTAAAGAACAAAGATTAGAAAAATATAGAAACGCAATTTTAAACAAATAAAAATTAATAACAATGGCATTTAACGTAGACGCATTAGCAGCTTATACAGAGCAAAACGAAGCCTTATTGGTAACTGATTCTGTATTAGGAGCAAAAACCGCAGCTTTAATTAAAAGCGCAGGTAACGTTATGGTGGGCGTAAAGTCTGCTGAAACGATTAACATTATGGACACAGACGCGATCTTCCAAGCAGGTGGATCTTGCGGATTTAACGCATCTGGTTCTACAACTTTTACTCAAAGAACAGTAACAGTTGGAAAAATTAAAGTAAATGAATCTCTTTGTCCTAAAGACTTAGAATCTAAGTACTTACAAAAAGCATTACCAACAGGATCAATGTATGATTCTATTCCTTTTGAGCAAGAATTTGCTGAGAAGAAAGCAAAAACAATCGCTGCTCAATTAGAAACTGCGTTATGGCAGGGCGATACAACGTCTGGCAATGCGAATCTATCTAAATTTGACGGGCTTGTTAAGTTAATCGGAGCTGCTTCTGGAGTTGTAGCTGCTAACGCTTCTACTTTTATCAGTGGTGCGCCTTTAAGCACAATTACTGCTGGGAATGTTATCAGCATTTTTGATGGCGTATATCAAGCAATCCCTGCACAAGTTGTAGCTGCTGATGATATGACTATCTTCTGTGGTCAAGACGTATTTAGAACTTATACAGTTGCATTAAAGAACGCTAACCAATTCCATTATTCAATTGATGTAAAAGCTGATAGCGAGTTTGTATTGCCAGGTACTATGATTAAAGTTGTAGCACTTGCAGGTTTAAACGGAACTAACAAGGTTTACGCAATGCGTTTATCTAACTTGTTCTTAGGAACAGATTTGTTGAACGAAGAAGAAAAGTTTGAAATTTTCTACGCAAAAGAAGCTGATCAAGTTCGTTTTGTAAGTGAGTTCAAAATGGGTGTAAACGTAGCGTTCCCAGACGAGATCGTTAAGTTTATCTTAGCATAATTATTGGGGGGTTTAATCGCCCCCCATTTTTAATAAAATTTTAAATTATATATTATGCCGTGCGCATTAACATCTGGATATACTTTAGACTGCCGAGATAGCTTAGGCGGTGTTACGGAAGTATATTTCATAGAAGCAGCCAACGTAACTGCAACAACCGAAGCAAGCGGAGTGATTACAACATTAACAAAGGCAACAGGTAAAAGATTCTACAAATACGAGCAAGTGAAAGATACATCAATGATGAATCAAACAATCACTACTAACGTACAAAATGGGACAGTATTTTATGCACAGGAATTGATGGTTGTATTAAATAAATTACAAACCGCTACAAGAAACGAAATTTTATTGCTTGCACAGAATACTTTGATTGCAGTAGTAAAAGATTCAAACGGCAATTATTGGTATCTTGGTAAAACAAGAGGATTAGATTTAACTGCCGGTACTGCGGGAACGGGTACTGCACAAGGCGACAGAAGTGGATTCACTTTAACCTTTACAGGTGCAGAATCCGCATTAGCACCAAGCGTTGCACAAGCAGTTTATTCTGTATTGACAACCGCAGGCGCATAAGTTTTTTCATAGGTTTATAGGTTTGCCGCCGTTCCTTCATTGGTTCGGCGGTTTTTTATTGTAGGATATGCAACAAATTAGCTTTTTAGCTATATAGTTATATGATTAGGTTAACAAAAGGACAAACCCAAAATATAATTTTGACTTTAACTGAAAAGCAATTATTGACTAATCCAAATTATTTGTTTGTATTTACTAATAGAAGCGCAAATACAGAGATTAAATTTGTTATGTTAAATAATACAGACATAAGCCAATACAAGGACAGATACAATGAATTTAGTATCGTTACAAATACTAATTTTAGTACTGCTTTAAATGGTCAATATGATTACGATATATATGAGCAGACAAGTACGTCTAATCTTAATCCTGCGGGTTTAAATTTATTAGAATCAGGGATTATGGAGTTAGTCGGAACGCCTTTCAATTTCACTGAATATACTACAACGGACACTTATAAAATAAGACAATAATGGATTTAAGAGTACTAACATTTGCGGAAGCCAAGCAGCCTGAATTTAAAGAAAAGAAAGGCGAAGGATATATTCAGTATGGCGATCGCAACGATTACCCGAACTACTTAGTTGAACTTTTTAATAAGTCAGCCAAGCATAATGCTATCATAAAAAGCAAGGTGCATTATATTACTGCAAATGGTTGGTCAGGAAGTCCAGAGGCAGAGCCTTTTATTAAGAAAGTTAATAGAATGGAAAGCCTTGAAGATTTAACAAGAAAGGTGTCTTTGGATGCTGAATTATTTGGAGGTTATTATTTAGAGATTATTTGGTCAGTTACAGGTCAATTGGTTGAAATATGGCATTGTGATTACACTAAGATTCGTACCAATAAAGACAATACACAATTTTGGTATAAGGAAGATTGGGGGGATAGGGCAGAAAAGGCGGAGGTTTATCCTGCTTTTAATCCTGCTAATCCATACGGCAAACAGATACTTTACATAAAAGAATATCGCCCAAATATGGGTTACTATTCATTGCCAGGTTATTTTGGTGCGCTTAATTACATAGAATCAGATATTGAAATATCTAAGCACGTTTTAGCTAATGCACAGACAGGGTTTTCTGCAAGTAAACTTATTACATTACCTAATGGCGATCCTTCGGATGATGAAAAGCGCAATATTGAAAAACGCTTTACAAATAGATTTAGCGGATCAGATGGTAAAAAGTTTATTTTAGCTTTCGTAAATGATAGCGCAAGAAAGCCTATCGTTGATGATTTAGGAACTTCTGATATTACAAAAGAAGATTTCGGGCGTGTGGATATGCTTATTCAAACTAATATTTTCTGCGGACATCAAATTACAACGCCATCTATTTTTGGTATTGCAGAGGCGGGTAAATTAGGTAGTCGTTCGGAAATGCGCGATGGATATGAAATCTTTAAAAATACTTACGTTAATAGTAAGCAAATGCACCTTGAAAGTGTATTTAATATGCTATTTAAGTACAGAGGAATTGAGGATGCTCAATTACAAATTATCCCTACCGAACCGATTGGTTTTGAGTTTACAGAAAACTTATTAAAAGAGATTGCACCTAAAGAATGGTTGCTTGAAAAGGCGGGTATTGATATGAGTAAATACCAAGCACCAGAGGAAGCGGTTACCGTTGTCCAATCTGCGCAATTTAAGGACGATTTTAGCGTCTTTTTTGAGTTTGGCGAGGCAAAGGATAAGTATAATATTTGGAAGTCAAGAACGCGCTTTAATGACGATTCTGAATATCAATTATTTGCAGAGGTAAACCAATTACAAGCCAATGTACTTGATTTGATGGCTAAGGATAAAAGAATAACGCCAGAAGTTTTGGCGACTACCTTAGATCAAAACGTGGATACTATTAATCAAGTAATTAAGAAATTAATTGATGACGGATATATTCAACCAAAGCAATACACAATAGGTACAGGGATTGATGAGAATGTGATTACAGAGCATACTTTGACAGAGCCTTTAAAGGATATTATAGAAAAAATTAAGCCACAGACAACGGAGTTGCTGATTAGATATTCCTACGAATGGAAAGCGGGGTTTAGTAATGCAGATAAGGATACAAGCCGTCCGTTTTGCGTGGCTTTATTAGACGCAAATAAGGTTTATAGCCGTAGCGAAATAGAGTTAATGAGTGCAAGATTAGGTTATTCGGTATGGGATCGTAAAGGCGGTTGGTACACAAAGCCTGGTACTAATGACCACGAGCCAAGTTGCAGGCATCAATGGGTTTCAAACATAGTAACAAGAAAAAAATAATGAGCAAGAATACTTTATTTATATCAGTTCAGTCAATTAAGGACAGAACAGGATTGCACGCAAACGTAGATGAAAAATTAGTATTGCCTGAAATCAAGACGGCGCAAGATATGTATATTTTGCCTGCTTTGGGATCGGCACTTTACAATGAATTACAAACGGCAGTTGATACCAATACATACACAAATTTACAAACGACCTTATTGGATGATTACATAGTAGATACATTAATCTATTTTGTAATGTCTGAATTGCCACAGGGCTTGTCTTTTCAGTTTTACAATAAAGGGCTTTTAAGAAAGTCAGGCGAAAATCAGGAAAACCCTTCAATGCAAGATATGATTGACGTGGCTAACAGATACAAAGCCAGAGCAGAATTTTACAAGCAAAGATTAATTAAATACCTAAAACAAAACAATGCTTTGTATCCTAATTATTTAAACTTTGGTAGCGGCATTGATTCAATCAAGCCTGATAATGAAGGTTACACAGTTTCAATGTATTTAGGGGATGCTTGTTGCAATGATAATGACTACGAGGGCAAACGTAAAAGAACTTTTGAGGAAAGGTATCAAGGTAATATTGGATGCTGCTAATATGAGTAAACAAGTAACTATAAAAAACCAAAATAAGCTAAAAGTTTATTTGGAAAAAGCAAAAAAGAATGACATTAAACCAAATAGTCAAAGAACTGACAAAGATAGGAAACGACCACGAACAAATTAATTTTGTTTATTTTGGGGATGTCTGGGAACGTTTAAGCAATGGCGAGGTTACTTACCCTGCTATGTTTTTTACGTTAACGGGTGCTACAATAGGTGCTAAAGAAATAGATTATAATTTTAGTTTTTACTTTATGGATAGAATGCTATCAGAGGAAACAAACGAAACAGAAGTCTTATCTGATCAAACATTGGTAGCACAGGATTTTATTGCGCAGTTAAGATACCCTTTAGATTATGGGATAGTAACTTGGACTTGTGGGGATAACATTCCATTAACATATTTTACAGAATCTGATCCTGATTTTTTAGCAGGTGTCAAGTGTGATATTACTTTGAATTTGCCATTTATAAACAACAGGTGTCAAGTGCCTACAAATTATACTTATTAATGGAATCAAAAAAAATTAATCAGTTAGCGACAAATGTTGCACCGCAAACTTCTGATTTAACTATTATAGGCGATCCGATTACAGGGGTAAGTAAAAAGATTACGTTATTACAGATAGCTAATTTATTTGCTACAACGGGTACAGTTTCAAGCGTTGCTATTACAGAAACAGGCAATGCTTTAACAATAACAGGCAGTCCAATAACAACTGCGGGAACGATTAATATAGGATTTGCTGGTGCAGCTACTCAATATGTTAGAGGAGATGGTGCATTGGCAGATTTTCCAACATCAACAGGTGGCGGAAGTTCGGTATCTTATTATCTGAATTCAAGTGTAAGTCAAGGCACAATCGGTGGCAATGCTTATAGACAATTAAGCAAAACGCCTGTTATAGGTGCGGGAACAGATATTACTATTTCGGCGAATGGATATGTAGCAAATTACATAACTGATGCTAATGATCCTGCTTTATTAGAAGTGCCAGGTGGAAACTTTAATTGTGAGTTTTATTTTAGCGTTAATTCTAATAATCATAACCCTTATGTATATGCAGAACTTTACAAATATGACGGCACTACTTTTACTTTATTAGGATCAAATCAAGCGATACCAGATTACTTAAGCAATGGTACAACTTTAAGTGCTTATTATTTTGCTATTCCTGTTGCTACTACTGCTTTGACAATAACAGACAGATTAGCGATTAGAATTTATGTAAACGTAGATGGTAGAACAGTTACTTTACACACAGAGAATAATCATTTGTGTCAAGTAGTTACAACCTTCTCAAAGGGATTGACTTCATTAAATAACTTAACAAAACAAGTACAATTTTTAGCGACAGGAACAAGTGGAACTGATTTCAATATATCAAGTTCAACGGCTACACATACTTTTAACCTACCTGTGGCTTCGGCTACAAATACAGGTAAGTTGAGTTCAACGGATTGGAGTACGTTTAATAACAAGCAACCTGCTGGTAATTATGTTACTTTAGATACTACTCAAACAATTAGTGGTTTAAAAACTTTTAGTGCTGCAAGTGTAAATATAGCACCTACAAGTGGCGATGGTGGAATATTAAATTTAAAAAGAGGTGCATATACAGGAGGCATAAACGATTACACTTCATTAATTTCGCAAGGCGATAATTTTGGTATAGCATCATTAACAAGTTCATCAAATAGAAGTATTTTATTTGATTTTGCATCAATAACATCTGGTATTCTTAGAACTTACACTTTACCTAATGCAAGTGGTACAATAGCATTAACAAGTCAATTAACAGGAGGTACAGTTACAAGTGTAGGGTTATCTTCTGCAACAAGCGGTGTAACTATTGGTTCAAGTCCTATAACTACAAGCGGAACAATTACTTTAGCAATTGCAACTGCAAGTGGTTCACAAAATGGTTTATTATCAAGTACAGATTGGACTACTTTTAATAACAAGTATAATTTGCCATCTTTAACAAGCGGTTCAGTATTGTTTAGTAATGGCACAACTATTGCTCAAAATAATGCAAACTTCTTTTGGAATAATACTAATAGTTTTTTAGGTGTAGGTACAAATGCTCCAAGTGCAGTTGTTACCGCTTTTTCTACAAATGCTGCAACCCAATTAAAGGCTGCTGGTACTGCTCCTGCAATTACCTTTAGTAATACTTTAACTTCAGCATCTTTAGCTTGTGTATTTGGTTTAGCTACTGCAAATAACCATTTTATAACAGGAACGGCTGCAGGGGATATGGCTATTGCAAATCAATCAACAAGTGCGGGTGCTATTGTTTTTGGAACAGGTACATTTGAAAAAATGAGGATGACTTCTGCGGGAACTTTCTCAATCGGAAATACTAATTCTACTTATAAATTAGATGTTACAGGAACAGGTAGATTTACAGATGATTTATATGCTGATGCAGGAGTTTTTTCTTTAGGGTTATTTACAAGTGATGAAACTAAATATGTAGTACCGGCTGGAGTAAGTAGTTTATTAACATTAAATTTATCTGGTGCTTTAAGTGGTACAAGTGCTACGTTTACTGCAAATACAAATGGGGTTGTTTTAAATGCTGCAACTGGCACAACTAATACTCAATTTAAAGTAGCCAATACAAGTGGTGATAATTATTTTGGAGTAGCTGCAAGTGATGGTAGTTCATTATTTACGGGTACAACTGCTTATTCTGCATATTTAGGTACTAATAATGCAAGGTCTTTACACTTTGTAACTAATGGTATTGTTAGACAAACAATAGATTCTACTGGTGCTGCTACATTCTCAAGTACAATTAGAAGTAATGACACAAATGGATTTGCAATAGGTAGTATAGCAGCATATAGAAGAATACAATACGATAGTGCTTCAACAAAATTTACACTTTTAACCGACACTAATAGTTTTGCAAATTTAGAAGGAGCTACAGCTAATTTTAGATTAGACCAAAACGCTTATTCATGGACAAGAATTGAGAATCAAGCTAATAATGCTTCTGCTTATGCAGGATTACAACTTGGAGCATTTGGTAACACTTGGGGTATTGCAATAGGTTCTTCAACTGCTAATAGTAACTCATTAAACTTTGTAATTGATGCTGGAGGTGGTAATACTCCAAGAATGACTTTAACAAGCGGTGGTAACGTTGGAATCGGAACGAGTTCGCCTACTGCTATTGGTAATTATAGAAGTTTAACGTTAGACGGAGTAGATGGTAGTATTATTGATTTAAGATTGAATGGAAGCGCAAATGGCAGAGTGTTCACTGCTTCAGATGCGGCAGTTGGGTTAGAATCATTATCAACAACTTTACCTTTGGTATTTAAAACAAATAGTGGTGGTGGTTCTACCGAACGAATGAGAATCACATCGGGGGGTAATGTATTAATAGGTACTACAAGCAATCCATCAAACTATAAATTTGTTGTTAGTAGTAATGCTTGGGTACCACATTATGTTGCTTTTGGAATAAATGATGATGGAAGATATATTGGTCAAGGAAATATTATTTCAGGTGCATTTCAATCATATGATTTAACTATTGTAAACTATGCAACAAGTGCAAGAGTAGTTATTGCAAATGGTTCAAATGGGGTAGTACTAAATAATGGAGCAACATCTTGGAGTGCATTTTCGGATGAAAGATTAAAAAATGTAAATGGTAGTATAGAAAATGCAGTAGAAAAATTATTATCTATTAGGGCAGTTAAATATAGCTGGAAAACAGATGAAACAAATAAAGAAAATTTAGGCTTAATAGCACAAGATGTAGAAAAAGTATTTCCACAAGTAGTAGATGAATCAAAATCATTTAGTGAAACAGATGATACAAAATATTTAAGTTTAAGATATACTGAATTAATACCTGTATTAGTAAAAGCAATACAAGAATTAAAATTAGAAATAGAAGAATTAAAAAATAAATAATATGAAATACTGGTACATTAATCAATTAGACTGCGTTCCTCAAGATGGTGATTTAACTGACTTTGTGGTAGTCGCACATTGGAATCGTAACGCTAAAGAAACAATCAACGGAGTAGAATACTTTGCAAGTGTTTACGGAAGCCAATCATTTTCAAAGGATGATGTTACAAACTTTATCCCTTACGAGGACTTAACCTATGACATTGTTTGTTCTTGGCTTGACAATTCAATTGATGTTGCTGCTTTAGACCTTAATTTAGACCAACAAATAGAGAATCAAGTTAATCCACCGATTGTTTCTTTGCCACTACCATTTGTTAATCCGTAACAAATAACTATCTTTATAAAAAATATAAATTATGTTAACATTAAACGAGCAACAATTAAATGATTTAAAAGCATTTATTAACAAGATCCCTACGGAGTTCGGATTGCCATTATTAACTTTCTTTGGTCAGCTTGAACTTGAACAAAAGCCTAAAGAGGAAAAAACAGAAGATTAATGACACAAGATAGCAGTCAAGCATTAGTTAATACAGGTATAAGCCTTACGGCAGCATCATTAACACTAACACAGGTACAACCATTTGTAACTTTGGTAGCGGGTTTGACTGCTATTATTTCAGGTATCTTTGCAATTCGTTATTACTACAACGCAACTAAAAGAGTAAAAGATGATGAAATTTCTAAATAGCATTTACGGAAGTTATGTAAAAGTATTCCTTTCAGCAGTCCTTACTATGATTATTGCTAAAGGAAATATTTATTTAATAACATTAGAGGAATGCATAAGTGCAGGAGTTATTTCAATTTTGCCTATCATCATAAACTATCTGAATCCAAACGACAAGCGTTATGGCAAATAAATCTAAGATATTTATATTTTATTTAATATGTTTATTTTTAATTATAGTACTTGGATGCAATCCTGTAAGGAAAGCAGAACGTAGGGTATTAAATAATTTAGAAAGTAGCGAAAGGGTTTTTAGGGAATTAGAAAAAACCAGACCTTGCGCGAATGATACAACCATAATTACAAAGAATGACACTACATTACTTATTGATACCATTGTTAACTACAAAAGAGACACAATTAGTATTAACGGGGTTGAATACATAACTATTAAAGAGGAACCTAAAACAATAGTTAAAACAGTTACAGTTCATAAAGTACATACAGGATATATTGTAGATACAAGAAGATTAGGCATTGTGCTTGATTCGGTTCGATATTACAAGGTTAATGCACAAATCAATAAAGAGGTAGGAAACAAATGGAAGTGGCGATTTTGGGGCTTATTAGGCATTTTAATTGCATTCATATTAATTAAACGATTATTTTATATGTATGCTATGCGATAAATATAAATATAAATAAAATGCAAATCTCGGAACATTTGACTTTAGCGGAGTTAATCCGTAGCGAATCAGCAAAGCGCAATGGCATTTCAAATATGCCACCGCCAGAACATATTGCTAATTTAAAACTTTTAGCAGAACATATCTTTGAGCCTATTAGAGCCAATTTTAGATGTCCAATTATAATTTCAAGCGGTTATAGATCAAAGGAATTAAATGCCGTTATTGGCGGTGCTAATAAGTCGCAGCATTCATTGGGGCAAGCCATTGATATTGATATGGATAGTACAACCTATGATGTTACCAATGCAGATATTTTTAATTACATAAAAGATAAACTTCCTTTTGATCAATTGATCTGGGAGTTTGGCAATATATTAAACCCTTTTTGGGTACACGTTTCTTATTCAGATAGACACAGAAGGCAGATTTTAAAAGCAACTAAAATAAACGGGATTACACACTACAAACAAATATAATGCTAAAAACAAAACGCAGAAGGCTTTTCTTTGACATTGAGACAAGTCCTAACATCGGCTTATTTTGGGAGGCAGGATATAAAAAAAACATAGATTATTCAAACATAATTCAAGAACGTGCAATTATCTGTATCTGTTATAAGTGGGAAGATGAAAAGGAAGTTTATGCTTTACAATGGGATGCGAAGCAGAATGATAAACGTATGCTTGAGCAGTTTATTGAGGTTGCAAATGTGGCTACTGAAATGGTTGGACATAACGGGGATAAATTTGATTTGGCTTGGATCAGGACAAGGTGCTTGTTTCACAATATCCAAATGTTCCCAAAATATACAACTATTGATACCCTAAAGGTAGCCAGGCAGAAGTTTAGATTTAATTCAAATAGGCTTAATTATATAGCGGATTTTTTAGGCATAGGACAGAAGATTAAAACAGAATATAGCCTTTGGAAAAACATTCTATTGCATAAGGATAAGATAGCTATGGAGGCAATGATTAAGTATTGTAAAAAAGATGTGGTATTGCTTGAAAAGGTTTTTAAACTTTTAAGCGCACATATAGAGCCTAAAACGCATTACGGGGTTATCTTTGGCGAAGATAGGGGAAGCTGTCCTGAATGTGGATCAGATGACTTGATTAAGAATAATAAAGTAGTAACTGCAACAGGCTTAACCAGGATTCAATATAAATGCAAAACTTGTAATAAATTTCATTCTAAAACTGATAAATAATGTCTAAAATTTTATATAATATTATAAATGATTTAATAGATCGCGAGGAAAAAGGATTAAAAGAATACTTGACTACTATGGACAGAACGGATCTAACAGAATTACAATGGTTGCAGCACGCTTACGAGGAAGCATTGGACTTGTCAATTTATTTAAAAAAACTTATAAAAATTAAAACAGATGAAAATGCCAAAAGGATTTAATAAATGGACGCTATGCCAACAAGAAGATTATTTTTCTAAAAAACTTCAAGAAGTCCACGAAATTGAACAAGAGATTAGAAATGTTTTAGCTAAGATTCGTGGCGGCAATAAAATGGAGTTTAAAGAAATAGAAAGACCTGATGAAATCATTTTAAAAGATTTATAATGTCAGACGAAAAACAAGAAGTAAGCGAGGAAATAGAATGGGAAGATGCTGAAACGACCACGCGAAGTGATTTAATTAGCTGCGCCTATTATGCTATTTCAGCCGTTGAAGATATTGACTTGACTTTAGTTTCTAAGATGGAAGCTAACAGGATTAAGACAATTAGAAGGCAATCTTTAGATATTATTGCAAACGTTATCGGGGAAATGCACGCTGAAATCTTTGATGTTGAGGAAGATATATAAATAAATAATTATATATAATGTATTGCCGCTTATAAAAAGTGGCTTTTTTTTGCAAAATAAATTAATAAAGTGTATATAATATGGATAAAAGTTGTATATTTGTCCTGTCGTAATAAAACCATACGACATAAATACTATGAAAAAATTTGAATTTGTTTCGGAAACGAAATACAACAAACCAGATCAGCCTTACTTTTATACAAAAGAAGATAATTATTTTGTATCTGATTCTGGTAGCTATGACAAGGATCAAGCCTACGAAAAGTTTTTATTTTTAGCACAGGGCGGATCTTTAAAACCAAAGGAAACAATACTTGAACAAAAAATTTTAGAAACAAAAGATTAACCAATGAATACATTGCTTCAACTTTCAAACCTAAGGGATAAGGTAAGTTACTATGAATGGCTATTTGACATAAGCGATAAATCAAATGCTCAAAAAAGATATGAAATGTTAAAAAATGCTCGTAAAACTTTAAAGGATTTTAAAGCAGTTTACTATCCACATTTATTGCAGCAACCTAAAAACCCTTTTCAACCAATACCTTTTACCCCTATGTCTGAATGGACAGAAAAATTTGAGGAATACGGGGATATGTATTAAATTTATAAACCTAAAATAAATCTATGAAAACATCAATGCAAGAACTATTAGATTACGTTAAAAACGTACACGCCTGGACATTGTTACCAGACCAATTAGCTAAAACTATTGAGGAAAATTATCTTGAAAAGTCAAAAAGGGAAATTAGAAACGCTTTTAATGATGGGGAACAAAACGTTTGGGATAGGAATAGAGACGGACATATTTTTGAATACGAAGGCGGTGAGGATTATTTTAAAAAAACTTTTAAAAACAATTAACCTATGAACTTAGTAAAAATTCAAGCTGAATTAAAAGCACCAAAAGGACAATTTAATGCATTTGGTAAATACAAATACCGAAATGCAGAGGATATTATTGAAGCAGTAAAACCTATTTTATGCAAATACGGAACTGCATTAGTAATCACAGACGAAGTAGTACAAGTAGGCGATAGGATTTATGTTCAAGCAACTGCGACACTTTTAGATGATACAGATAATACTATCAGTTCAAAAGGTTGGGCGCGCGAGGAGGAGGTTAAAAAGGGAATGGACGCTGCACAGATTACAGGATCAGCAAGTTCTTACGCCCGTAAATATGCCCTTAATGGCTTATTCGCAATAGATGATACAAAGGATGCGGATTCTACAAATGAGCATAAGGACGAAGTTGGCGAGGAAAAACGTATGAAGCTAATTGCTCTATTAGAAAACACTATCTGGGATGAAAGCCTTAAAAGTAAACAAGCTATCAAGATAAGTGCTTACACTACAAATGAGCAATATGACAAGGCTTATAAAATTATATTAGCTAACCAAAATAAGTAAAATGCAAGAAACATATCAAGATTTAGAAATAGGTATGCAGAATCTTTTACCTATGGAAAGGCAGATGCTTTTAGCAAAAATTTATCATTATGCCTGGTATAACAAGGAAGCATACGACCAATTGATTACCTTTGTAAACCATTGGGAAAAACATTCAGAATTTAAAGCAGTATTTTTTAAACAGGATTCAGAGGAATCCACAAACCAAATATAAAATGTCAGAAGTAAAAAAAGAATCAATCGGTGCCTGGAAAAACCAAACCAAAGACGGCAAAGAAGTAATTAAGTTTTCAATCAATGGTCAACGATACAATATGTGGGTTAATTCTTACAAGGATAAGCCTGCGCAGCCTGATTATAAGATTTATGAAGATAATTACGTTGCGCCAACAGAAACAAAATTAGCTAATGATGATTTAGAATTTTAATTATGGAGTATAACAATATAGTACAATGTTATAAAGATCAGTTGCAAAGTTTACGGATGTTTCATAAAGAATTAGTTAAAGCTAATTTGATAACAGATGATATTGCAATTGGATCTGTACCTACAAGCATTATGCCGCATAGATTAGTTGAGTTAGTTGAGGACGTATTTGACACAAGCATCCAGATTAAGAACAGAAGGCAAAGCGTTATATTTGGACGCAAGGCGGCGGCTTATATTCTTAAAAAATATACTCAATTATCCCTTAATGAAATAGCTAAGCATATCGGGGTTGGCGATCATACAACTGTGATTTATAACATAAAAACGGCTGAAAATTTAATGTTTACCGAAAAATGGTATAAAGAAAAAGTTGATGAAATTGAAAAAGAGATTGAAAATTTTAGTAAGTTTGTAAAAGAATAGGATTATTGCAGAATCCTTTTAAAAACGATATTGCCCAAAGAGGCGTAGGTACTGCAATTACCTGCAAATCTGAGGGCATTTTTATTTATGAAAAGCAGTACATATTATTTTAGCCACGATTATAATGCGGCAAATGATACTAAGATTTTGTTTCTTAGGCATCAATTAGGTATGGAAGGATACGGGATTTATTGGTATCTTATAGAGCAATTAGCAAACGCAGGTGGCAAATTACCATTAGAGCTTATCCCTGTATTAGCTATGCAAATGCATTGCACAGATGTCAAAGTAAACGGCGTATTAATGAACTTTGATTTATTTACGATTGAATCAGGGGAGTTCTGGTCGCATAGATTACAGGAACATTTAGAACTTAGGCTAAAATTAAGCCAAAGTGGAAAGGCAGGTGCGAATAATAGATGGAAAAATGGGGGGGCTATTGGGGGTGCCATTGGGGAGGGTAATGCAAAGGAAAGGAAAGGAAAGGAAATAAAAGGAAATATAAATTTTATAGAAGATATACAAACTTTTAAAAGTGAATTAGGGGATGAATATGATAATTTTATAATGTATTGGACAGAACCAAATAAAAATGGTAAATTACGTTATGAATTAGAAAAGTTTTTTGATATTAAACGCCGAGTTAATACCTGGCT